CCCTTGCCACTCATCTGTAACTTCCTTTACTTCAAGTTCACCGTGGTATACGGTATAGAAATCGTGTGGTTCACCAAAAGTATCTAGTAAATAATCGTGGCCATCTTCATCATATTTTTCTTCTAATTCTTCAACACTCATTCCTTTTACATCATTAAAGTAAAAAGAGCATTGGTCATCTACCTCTTGGTCTTCAACCATAGTATGGTCAAATTCAAATTCATTTCGGTCATCATCTTTATCACCAATTATATCTTGTAATTCTTCATCATTATCAACTTTTAAAATACAATGACCCCAACGATACATTTCCTCAGTTTCGCAAGAAACACCTTTGTCTTCATCTCTAAATGTTTGATATTCGTAAATTGATTTTTTAAACTTTGGTGATATTTTATAATACTTTGCCATTTGAACCTCTAAAAGTATTGGCAGGGGTCTGCCTAACGGTCTGACCCCTACCAAATTGGTTAAGATTAATTATGCGTTAGCAGAATAACCTTGAGCACCAAATAAAGCGGCTTGACCAGCTGCGATTACAGCTTTTGATGGTGTGCCAACTCTATAAGAAACACCAGCTGATGTTCTATTTTCATAAATCATCATACCTTCGTTTCTAAGTTTACCCACCATAGATGCTGGTGAAGTAAGGTCGAATTTGCTTCTTAGAGTTTTCCAAGTCACTGATTGACCTTTAGCGAAAAGATTTCTTACCTTTTCAGTTTTTGATTGCTTAGTTCTAGCCATGTTGTCTTCTCCTTTATGTTTAAACATGTTCATAATATATTGTAACATATGTTACTCCTTTCAAATTGTGTTTAAAGTTCACCAACTATTCGACAAGACAAAGCGTACATCTGTAGTTTGCTCGTCTGAATTCTATTTGTCATTATCAGGTTCAAAGTCTGGTACAAATTCAATACCGTCCATATCTGATAAATCTTTTACTTCTTTTTGTACATCCGGCGACAATGGTTTATGTGGTTTATGTTTAGTGTCAATCACTTTACTATAATCCAACTTTGCATTTTTCTGTCCGTTTCGTTGTACTTTTATATTAACCATTTTATCGGCCAATGCTTGAGCAGGATGATACTTTTTAAAATCTCTATAGATTAGACCTCTAATACTATCAATAACTAGTGAAAGGTCTCTCATAAAAGTATCTTCTTTTGTTTTAATACCTGCATTAAGAAACTTATCTAAAAGTGTGTAGGCAATATCATCTACTGTTCCCTCAACAAACTCTTTTGTTTGTTCTTCTACAAGTTTTGCATGTTCTTTAGGGTCAACATGTCCAACATTTTCTTTTTTTACAATTCTGTCTGTAGGAAACAGTACGATTTTATCATCAGCCATCTATTACTTCACCTTTGAAATTAACTTTACCTTTATCATTAAAGTATTCTACTAATTGATTGTAACCGCCAATCAACTCACCATAAATTTTAATCTGAGGCATGGTTCTTACTTGTTTACCAACTGCCTCATATAATTCTTCTGGTGTAGTAAAATCTTTACCAAATACTTTTTCTTCGTATGTCATTCCAAGGTTTTTTACCAAAGCTTTTGCCTTGTCACAGAAAACACAATTAGGTTTACTGTATATCTGGATTGTCATTATTACCACTTTCCATTACATTCTTAAACGCTGTTTGAGCTTTATCTTTTAAGTTATATGCATCAACAGCCTGTTCTATGTTGTAATTATACATTTTATTATATTCACCTAAAGGCAATCTCAAACCAATCCATGCTCTGTAATAGCCTGCACTAGTCAAAGTTACATCCTGAGCAAAGATTTCATAACCTCTCACTGGTGTATTCTTAATAGAATTAACTAATACACTTTCTACCTCAGACACAACAGTTTTCTTTTCTGTTTTACCAAGTTCAGTTATAAATTGTTTGGATTCTTTGTTCATCTTACCCATAATAATGTCAGCCATTTCAGACTTTGCATACATCTTTGCTTTCTCTATAGCAAGTTGTAAGTCTGGCGATACAGCTGTTGCAACACCATAGATACACTGTTTATTTTTATCTGCCTTTTTAACTTGACCGATAATATTTGTATCTAAGTCACAAGCATCTGTTTCATTAATGTCTGCCATATACCAATTAGGTACGACATTAAGACTATCTGCCTTTTCTTTTTTGATTGTATAGTTTGTACTTGAACATGCACCTAATAAGGCAACCATACTCACTGCACCAACTAATTTCACATATTTGTTCATATTATACCTTCTCTTTCATAATATACAGTAATTCTTGCAATTTGTCAAGTCCAGATTGCATGGTATCAACAACTTGTTCGGCTGATACATCCATCTTTGTAAACACAAAAATTACCAGAGCAATAATAATTATATTCTTAATCATTATCTAGCCTCCCATTCACCGTTCTTGTTCATACACACTTTTCCGAACGATTTAAAAGCGTGTTCAGGTCTACTATAGTACCTGCAATATTCTGGCGTGCTAACATCTCTATAATAGAATTGAGCAAATAGTTCCCAATAACTAGGACCGTCAAATCTATTTCTTCCGTCTGCACACTCCAAAATTTCTTCTTTAATAATTTCGTCACCTTTTTGTTTGATAACGACTTTGATATAACAAAACTGACCATTTACTTCTTCAGGATTAACTGGTTTTATCTTACTATGATACACCTTTTCACTCGCAATGGCAATGCCAGTTAACAACATGAATACAATTAATATAAAAGTCCATGTAAGATAACGCATAATTTTTTGATATTGTTGTGGGTCAAACATAATTTTTTAACTTTTCAATACTGTCCTTTGTATTATATATGGTATCTTCAATAAAGGCAAGCCTGGATTGATTACTTGTTAATTCTTTTTCGTCTTCTAACTCTTTGATTTCGTTCTCTAATTGTTCTATTTTTGTTCTTACATCACTATCTGTCATTGTTTTTCTACCCACTTTCCGTCTGGCAACTGACAAGCAGTACCAAACACCATTCGTCTATTTACACCACCAAGACCAACTAACGGCCACTGATTGGTAATATCAATCGTTGCGTCATAGTCTTTACATTTGATTGTTTCTACCATATATGACCTAGTGGTCTTAATAATACCTGAATTGCCTGTCTTTTGATTGTACCAGTTTGTATAACTTGAACCGGCAGGACCGTTGTTTAAATGGTCTACAAAGACGGCATTGTGTACATCATAATCTGAATTGTACATAATATCTGCACCTACAAAGGCACCACCCATAGTACATAATGCAATAGCGGCTGGCTCACCTGTAAACTGAGCACATGTGGCTGCTGAAGTTGTACCACCTAGTACAGCGCCAACTTGTGACCTGTTTGTGCTACAAGCACTAACAAGTATCGTCAGCAATATCAGTAGGGTCAATTTTTTCATAATTTCCTTTGTCTTGTGATACGATATAACAATCACTTTGTATTTGTTGTATCAAATTATCAATTTCAACTGTAGATGCCTTATTGGCTCCGTATTTCATTTCACGGAGCCTATCGGCATCTTTTTTTATACCATCAATCTTATCGCAAAATTCACTAATCTTGTGATACATACTCTTTCACCTTTTGAAATAAGTTTTGGATTTGTAACTTGTTATCAGCAAGTTGGTCTTTACCTTGTTGCCAATTTACTTTTTGAAACTCAACGATTTCAGACCATTCTTTCTGAAACCAGTTTTGTTCTTCAGCTAATGCACTTGTACCAAATAATACAAATACTACTACTAATAGTTTCTTCATACTTTTCTCCCAGCAGTTTTTAAGTCCTCTTTACCAACGACCATATAAGGACCTTTGTTATAAGCAGGAACAATAGAATACTGTTTTGATATTGCTAATCGTTCTTGTCTTTGTTTGTGGTCAATAGTACCGCCATTACCTAGTTTTGTTTCTGCACTAGGATAACTCGGTGTTTCTCTACGGTAAACTGTATCAGGCTCATATGTGCCTACAACATGTACGGTTCTGGTTTTTAATCTACCAAATCTGTATTTTACATAATCGTCAAATGACAACATCATATCATGTAGGCCTTTTTGTTTCATATGTTTGTTATACAAACGGTGGTCTTCTTTGAATTTAGCAATTTGATTATCAGATAGATTTTTCATCTTCTTCAAATTCTTTTTCAAAGTGCCACTACTGGTGTTTGTATAAATGATTGCCATATTAAAATGATAACTCTTTGTTGTTTTCGGTGTAATCGTCATAACCCTCTTCAGCTTTTTTCTCAGCAAATGTTTTGCCAAAGAAAGCTTTGTAGAAGGCATCTCTTGGATTTGGTGTAAGATACAAGTTTAATAACTTGTCAAAATTGATACTGACATTTTCAAATACTTCAGGCATTGTCTTCTCTAAATCAATGTATTCTTTTAGAAGTTTAATTCTGTTAGTATAGATTTTATGTTCATTGCCTTTGGCCAGTTTAGTGTCTTTAGCCTTAGCGTCATTGAATTCACTAAAAATCATCTCTTTGTCGTATCTAAAGTTAGTTGGTTTACTCATAAGTCCTTTCGTAGTTAGTTAATATTCATATATCCTATCAAAATTGATGGATATTGGCAAGTCTTATTGCTGGTCAAAAATGTCGCACTTTTGTTGGTTTTTCGACCATAGTCCGACCTTCGAGCAGCTCGTTTCGTCTGTCCTGGCGCATCCTGGCGCCTCGTTTTTTTAAGGATATTGTTCAAAACTCTCAAATACACGGTTTTCGTTCAATTCTGATTGTTCATCAGCCCATTTATCAAACTCATCACACATACGCTTATATTTGTTTTTTAAAGCCACCAATGTGACAACGGCATCACCGACCTCACCTTTTTGTAGGTCGTCTAATGCATCATTCAGTTTTTCAAGTGTTTCAAATTCAGTTACCATTGGATTCATCCTCGGAGTTCATCAATAATACAATGTAATGTACAGCCTTTAAAAGG